TTTCCTGGTTGTGTATGGGTTGACAGTGGCGCCCGGCCATGATAACAGGCATGGAAATACGCATAAAGAAATGCCCTGGGTTCTCAGTACCCAGGGCATTTCGTGTGTATTCTATTCAGTTATGTTTAGGTGGTGCATTGCGGGTTATCGGCTAGCCGCGTGAACCGCAACAATTGAAATGGTATCAGATGATTAGTCCTATGTGACCGGCTACGCGTCGTTGCAGTGTTTCTAGGTCAGGCGCGGTTATTGTCAGCTTCAGCATGATCCCGCCGTCTACACGGAGGATTTTGTCTGTGTAGCCGTTGTCCTTCAGCTTGACGACATCGTGTGATTCTTGCGTTATGAGTATTTCGGCCTTGAATGGTTCGGCGCTTTTGTACACGTTTTGGTTTTCCACTAGTCTTCGATTTCTCCTTCGAGTGATGCTGGTATCCAGAATCGGTCTACTAGTTTGATGGGCATGTATACGCCGGATTGCATTTCGTAGTGTGTCCTGGTTACGCGTTTGATTGTGTGGTAAGTGTCGGTGCCCATTGTGATTGTGTCGCCTGGTTTGTAGGCGGGCGTTTGTTTAGTCATTTTATATGACCAGGACGGTTCCGCCGAAGCCGGTTAGCATCATGATTGTGAATATGAATGCTTGCGTTTGGTCAAGGCGGGCGTCATGTTCGGGCGTCCAAATGATGTATAGCCAAATAAGCAACATGAGTATGAGGCACACAATTGCTAAGCCGATTAGGGCGTAACCGATTTTCTTCGTTTTCATGATCCTTGTTGCCTGTCTGATTGTAGTTGTTTGCGTGTGGGGCACCAGTAGGCGTGGGCGCCGTGTGGTACGTCGCACGCGGGGCATACGACGACGAAGTCGAAGGCTGCTTGTCCTTTCATGGAAGCAGTTTGTTGTGCCATGCAACGTGTACTGCCCGGTGGCTGGGATGATGCGGAATCATTGCCGCGCATTCAACACAGATCAGGTATTCACGGTCAGTGGCAACGTCGCCGAAGATATCCCAGTCGGTGAAGTCTTCGGTTCGGTTTGAATCTGTGTCGGGGTAGCCTTCTTCATGATCCATTTTGGCGCGGGCGAATTTGCGGTTTAGTTCTTCTTTGACGTAATCGCGTTTCGCTGGAATGTTGCGTTTGTTTGCTTCTTTGATTTCGTCGCCGGTCAGGACGGTATCAATTCTGAAGGTGACGTTTTCGTCAGTGTTTGCGGCGACAAAGCCGGAATGCGCGTTGACGGCGCGTTCCAAGTTGTCGTGTGATGTCATGACGGTTTCGTCATGGTTCAACATGTTGATTTTGGTTATGTAGTAGATCACAGTGCGGCCTTTCGTTCTTCTAGTGTGTTGCGGGCGGTTGCCCATGCGGTCAGGTTTTCGGGTGTTGCTTCGTCTTTGAAGGCGTTGCGGGCGTTGAGTTCTACGCGCATTGCTTCTATGAATTCTGTGACGGCTTGACGGCGTACGCGGTTGTAGACGGGCGGGTAGTCGGGGCGCATTGAGATACTCATTTTGCGTGCCTGCCGGTGGATTCGTACGGGGCGGCGTCTTCGGGGTCTAGGTACTGGTCGGCCCAGTAGAGTACGGCGCCTAGAACGTAGATCATGGCGAATAGGAATGACGCGTATGCGAAGAATGCAAACAGGTTCACGGGTGAGACCTTCCCTAGTGCGAAGTAAGTACACGCTTATTGTCTCCCATAATCTGAAGTTGCACAACTTGCTTCGGCTGTGTAGTGTCATGTTTGTTGTTCCAGTTCAGGACAACGCAAAGCAATCTACGAAAGGTCTTACATCATGGCACCGAAGGCAACCGAAACCGTTGAAACGCCAGCCGTCGTAACCGAAAACGCGCCGGGCACTGACCTGGTTGTTTCCGATTTCAGCAAGAACGTTCGCGCTGAAATCTCCTCCTTCGCTACGGGTGACACGGGTATCATGTCCACCTTCACCGGCGACGACTTCTTTCAGGTCGCAAAGTCCCAGCTTGCGGCAACGTCTGGCAGCGAACCGATTGCTGACCACCTGAAGGAAACCATTCTCCTTGACAACTGGGTTATCCAGCCGGTTGAAATCGCCGACGAAAACGGCGAACTTCAGCAGACTGCACGCGTGACACTGGTTGATACCACTAACGGGAAGTCGTACCACGCGACGGGCATGACGTTGGTCAACAGCCTGAAGTCGATTGTCGCCGCCCTGGGTAACCGTCTGCCGTCCGAATGGCCGGAGCCGCTTCCAGTCAAGGTTGTTGAGTCGCGGACGCGCAAGGGGTTCAAGTTCTTTGACCTTCAGGTGGTACTGTAACTTCCACGGTCTCATATAACTGAAAGGGGGTGCCCCGTCCAACTGGGTGGACGGGGCATTTCTATGTCTGGTGCAAATGAATTGCGCCGCCTTGCCTTGCAAAAGCATAGGGCGGTTACGCGCAAGGTCTCACGAATAAAGGCGACGACAGGGGCAGAAGTATCAGGTAGCGATCAAGACCCGAGAACAGAACTTGCTTTTATTCGGAATGCATCTGAAGGCGAATTGCGTGCCCTGGTGCGCAAGCAAGACAAATTCCTTGCCCGTAGTACGCAATTCGTCCCCGATGCCGACTTGAAACCGCTGCCTAAGTCATTGTGGCAGAAGTACGAAGCCGCTGAAGCGAAGAAGAACGCGGCGGAATTGAAGACGTACCAGGAATTCAAAGACGTTGAGATAGGCCCGTCAGGCATGACGGTAGATCAGCGTATGGCGGCTATCACGCCGCTACATGCCCATATGGGCCAACATACGACGCCGAACCCTTACCGTTCGAATAAGCGGGCGTCAACGTCGGTTTACGGCGTCAATGGCTTGAAGCGCCTGATTGACCATACGCGCAAGCTGGCAACACAGAAGCATCAAAAAGAAGCTTTGGATAATCACCGGGCGGGCGTTATGAAAATGCTCGACTCAATAGGCGACGAACAACTTTCACAGAAATTGAACAGCCTGACCACGAAGCAATGGGCTTATCTCTGGAAGTACACGCCTTTTGCGGCGAATATCAAGCCAACATACGAACACTACAAAGACGCTATTGATGCCAGAGATAGCGTCATGAATTCTCAGATGATTCAAACAGATTTAGCCGTAGCGGGGGAATACGTTGACGACGCATCAAAGAAGTTCAAAAAGAAGCGATAGAAAAATCTATGTTGCTGACTTTGAAACCACAACGGACCCTGAAGATTGTCGCGTATGGGCGTGGGGCATGGTCGATATTGAAAAGACACGGTCAGCATGGCACGTCGAAATCGACAACACCATTGACTCATTCTTTGACCGGATATCAGGCGAAGACAGTGTTATCTATTTCCACAACTTGCGGTTTGACGGTTCGTTTATTCTCGACGCTATTCTACGTCGCGGATACATATTCATTGAAGATGGGATTACACGCCCTGGTCAGTTCACGTCAATTATCAGTTCCCAAAACCAGTGGTATTCCGTAACAATTCACTGGGACAACGGGCGGAAAACAGAATTCCGCGACAGTCTGAAGAAAATCAGATTGCCAGTAAAGCAGATTGCCCGGACATTCGGCATGTACGAAAAGAAGGGGCGCATTGATTACGATGCGCCGCGACCCGTGGGACACGTTATTACCCGCGAAGAACGAAGCTACATCATCAATGACGTTCTGATTGTTGCTAAAGCCGTAAAGAACCGTCTTGACGCCGGAATGGTCAAGCTAACGTCAAGCGCTGACGCCCTTGCCGAATTCAAACAACTGACGGGCAAGTCATTCAATGATTTGTTTCCCATTCTGTCAACGACGATGGATGGCGAAATACGGGATGCGTACCGGGGCGGGTTTACGTACCTGTCGCCGCGATTCAAGGGAAGAATCCTGGGGGAAGGGAAAACCTTTGACGTGAACAGCCTCTACCCTTCAGTCATGTATGACAGGGTACTGCCGTATGGCGAACCCGTTTACAGAAAAGGGATGCCGAAGAAATCGGCCGCATTCCCGTTATTCATTGTCTCAATAACTTTTACAGCAAGGCTAAAGCCAAACCATGTTCCGTGTATTCAAATCAAGAATTCAAGGTTTCACAACGACGTTGAGTACCTTGAAGTAATTGAAGAACCCGTTACCCTTGCATGTTCCAACGTTGACCTTGAATTATGGCAAGATCATTACGATATTGATATTTTGTCGGCTAATGGCGGCTGGGCATTCAAAGGCATGACGGGCGTCTTTTGCAAATACATTGACAAATGGATGGAAGTCAAAGCCACCAGCAAGGGCGGAACGCGAAGCCTTGCAAAAGGAATGTTGAACGATTTGTACGGGAAGTTCGCAACAAATCCCGACGTAACACCTAACGTGCCCCGCCTTGAAAATGACATTGTACGGTTCAAGCTGGGCACCGAAAACATACGTAACCCTGTCTATACGGCAATGGGCGTTTTTATCACGTCTTACGCCCGCGAAAAGACTATTAGGGCGGCACAACAGCATTACGACGTGTTCGCCTACGCTGACACTGATTCCCTACACCTGGTCACAACTGAAGACACGCCGCTACTTGACGTTGATCCAAACCGTATGGGGGCGTGGGCACACGAATACGACTTTCAATCGGCGTTCTTCGCCCGCCCGAAGGGGTACGCCGAACGGCACTACGACGGGCAATGCGAAACCAAAGAACACGAAGAATGTTGGGAAGACAACCACGACTACTGCCACGTCCACCGGGAAGGCGGTTGTTACGAAGTCCACATATCAGGGATGCCCGTGGAAGTAGCGCAAAACTTGACGTTCGACGATTTTACGAACGGGCGAAAGTTTGACGGCAATCTCAAGTCAAAGCGTGTACCGGGCGGGGTAGTCCTGTTTGATTCTGGTTTCACACTGAAGTTCTAATCGTGCTATTGTCTTCTTACGGGCGAAAGACGCCCACTAAATCAAAGCGAAGGAATAACCCATCATGGCAACTAAGGCAACCGAAACCGCAGAAACCAAAGCCGCCGCAAAGGGCAAGCAGCTTCAGGCGACCGTTTCCCCCGAAGTTTACGACGCGTACGACGCCCACCACTGGGATGCCCGTAAGAATGTCGTTGACCTGGTACGCGACGCCCTTCACGAATACGGGGTAAAGAACGGGTTCCTGACCGTCAGCGAAGACGGCACTGTCGTTCCAACCGTCAAGGCGTGAACTAGGAAATAATTTGTTTGGGTATATACTCTGGTTGTTGCCCTTGAACGGGTCAGAGTGTATCAAGGCCGCTAACACGGTATTCACTCAATTATCCTAGTTCCGAAACAGGATAGGGCATCTGGCTTAGGCTAGGTGCCCTATCCGCATTTATGAAAGGTTTTACAAATGACTTTTGAAGAATTGCTTGCACTGCTTCAGGGCGGCGAAGCGCCCGAAACCATTTACGACGATTTGAGCGCTAGCTACAACGGTATGGCTGAAGGCAGCGCCGCGAAGGTTTCCCAGCTTGAAGCTGCCCTTGAAGAAGCGAATCAGAAGCTGGTTGCCGTCATGGCGCACAATTACGAATTGCTGACCGCCGTCCCCGCTGAAGGCAATCCGGCTGATCCGGCACCGTCCGCCGACGACGATGAAATTGACGACGAAGATATGGCGACATTTGCCGATCTCATTTCGTACGAATAAGCTGAACAACATAACTGAATTCACCAGGTAAAGGAAACCGTTCTAATGGCAGTCAACAGCATCCCAACATATAAGCCGTCCACAAACGCGAAAATTCTCAATGCCATTAGGGCAGACGCTTCGCCCGCGTACCAGTCGCGCATCCCGAATGTGACGAAGGCCAATATCCAGAAATCCATTGAAACGCTGATGGAAATCCCGGTTCTTCGTAACGAATTCATTGACGCCCTGGTCAATAAAATCGGTCTCACGATTTTCCGTTCGAAGATTTGGCGGAACCCGCTTCAGACGTTCAAGATTGACCCGCTGACGTGGGGCGCCGTCATTGAAGAAGTTCAGGTCGGACTTCTTGAAGCGAAGGTTTATGACCCTGACCGCGAATACATGGAAAAGGAAATCTTCGGGCGTGAACTTCCCCCGGTAGCAACCGCGTACCACAAAATCAACCGCGCGAACTACTACAAGATTTCCATTCGGGAAGAACTTCTTCGCCGCGCATTCCTTTCGGACTTTGGCCTCTCGACCATGGTCACGAACCTGATGAACAGCCTTTACAATTCCGCGAACTGGGATGAATTCCTTCTTATCACGGGTCTTATTCCCGAGTACGCAAAACAGGGCGGGTTCTTCAAGGTTCACGTTGACGCTGTAACGACTGAAGCAACAGCAAAAACTTTGCTGAAGTCGATCCGTTCACATTCGGCCTTGCTGGAATACCCTTCCACGCATTACAACGCCGCCCGTATGCCGACGTGGGCTGATCCTGACGATTTGGTGTTGCTGATCTCGCCTGAAGCGAAGGCCGAACTTGACGTTGAGGCTTTCGCCGCAGCCTTCAATATCCCCTTCACGGATATTCCCGCACGAGTCATTACCATTCCGAAGCAGCACTTCGGCATTGACGGTGTACAGGCAATCCTTACGACTAAGGATCTTTGGGTTATCGCCGATACCCTGATGGAAAACCGGGAAATCGCTAACCCGGCATCCCTTGACCGTAATTACTTCTTCCACATTCATCAGATTCTTTCAATGTCGCTGTTTATTCCGGCGATTATGTTCTGGACAGGTGCGGGTGACGTTATCGAAACGACTGACCTTGACGTGACCGGCATCAGCGAAATCACGGCGACCTATTCCCAGGATGGCACCGTGATTGACGCTGGCGACCCGCTGACCCGTGGAGAACTTTACATCCTGTCGGCTGAAGCTGTAACGGCACCGGCTGACGGCGTCAACAACGGCGTCAAGTGGGCTGTTACCGGCCAGAACACTACCGGAACGTACGTTTCCCAGACGGGCAATCTCAACATCAGCATTTACGAAACCGCCGACGAAATCACTGTTACGGCAACAACGTCGTACATTGATCCTGAAGGCGTCGAAGTGGATGGCGAAGAAACTACCCGCACCTTCGCACTTACGGGCGACAGGCTGGCATCATGGCCTTCCCAGGGCCTTATTGCGGATACCGTAGCACCGTAATGTACAGTGGTCAGCGTGAACTAAAGTTTGCCTGACTCTGGTTCATTGCCATGATGGAATTGCCCCGTTGCCAACAGGCAGCGGGGCAATTCCTTTTCCCGTTAGGATGGATGCCATGACAAAGACCTATTGCAAGCCTTTACAGCGCGGGACATCGTGGCGCTCACAAAACTTCGGGGACAACCTGACTATTTACGGCCCGCATTCCGGCAACGACGAAGCCTGCGAAATCGGTACGCCGGTTCACGCGGCGGGCGACGGCGTCATTGAATTCGCCGGTCAATTCGACGACACGTACGCCGACAACCTGTTATGGCTGATGAACATGGGCGGCAACGTCGAAGTGTTGAATTGCGGCGACGACGAACCGTCCTTCGTATACGCGCACCTTGACCGATTCACCGTGAAAACCGGCGACCAGGTCACGAAGGGTCAGGTTATTGCTTATTCGGGTAATACGGGTACGGCGACGACGGGGGCGCATTTACACGTCGAAGCCATCCCGCCCGGCTACAACCTGAATTCAAAATTGTTGGGGCGCGTCAATCCCGACATTTATCTGACAGAATGGCCAGAAGACATCACAACAGAAAAGGAAAACGACGTGGCACTTACTCTCGAAGAACTTGAACAAATCCAGAAGTTCTCTAATGCGAACGGCGACCGGGTTATCAATGATTTGACCGCAAAGCAGAACGCACAATTTGAAGTCCTGGTTCGCCTGGTCGGTTCAGCGTTGAATATTGACGAAAGTAAACTAGCTGACGCCCTGTTGGCAAAAGGTGAAATCACGGTGACAAAGAAATGACTTCGGCAATTTTTGATTTGCCGGAACAATCCACTTTCGGCTATGACCATAACTATTCCGCGTGGGCGCCGAACAGTCAGGTTCTTTTGTGTAAAGTTCCGTGGAATGCCAGCTATCGGGACGGCGTTTACATGGATGGCGGTCAAGCTGCCATGAACACTTACCTGGAAACACGCCCAACGACTGAACGCCTTACCATTACTGATGCCGTGTATTTGAAAATGGGTCAGCCAATTGACCTTGACATTCCTTTCAACGTGGCAAACAAAATGAATTACATTCGTGTGCATAATCCCGCGCAACCGATAACGTCGCCGGGCGGTTCTGACGTTGACGCATACCTGTATTACTTTATTGCGAATGTTGAGTACATTGCGCCGAATACAACCAGGTTCGTTGTTCAGCTTGATGTTTTCCAGACGTACGTTTATAGCACAACATTCGGGCAAGTTTTTCTTGAACGCGGCCACAAAGGCATTGCCGCTAGTAATGCTTTTGACGAATTCGGGCGTGCATTCCTGAACATTCCCGAAGGAATGGATATCGGCGGCGAATACGTCATTATGCACAACTGGTCACATAGCATTGCTTCGGCACGCGGTGGTCTGGGTTACGGCATTCTGATTATGTCTAACGTTGCCCTGAATTCGCCTAACGCGGGTGACGTGAACAACGCCGGGTTTATCAATGCTTCTGGCTCAATGATGGAAAACTTGCCTAGCGCCGCAAGCATCTACCTGGTTGACGCGGGCGATTTCCTGACCGTCATGGATTCGCTGAAGGATAAGCCTTGGATTACGGCTGGCATTGTGTCTATCACGGCAATTCCTAACGATGCTATTGAACGTTATGAACTGATTACCGGCGACGTTACTATTCCAGACGTTCCTGCCGGAATGGTGAAAGACATTATGGTTGGAAGCGCCGTTGACCAGGCGCTCGATTTTGACGACAATTTCCGGGACACAATTATGTCGTTCGTCCCCGAACAGTACCGGCATTTGAAGAAGCTTTTGACCTTCCCTTATTGCGCGCTGGAATTTACAACGTACTCGGGTCAGCCGGTCATTCTGAAACCTGAAGCCTGGGATAGTAGTGGGGCCGTGTTCAACGAAGTTCCGCACCTGGTACCGGGCAGCGCGAAAATTGTTTTCTACCCTGAAGGCTATAACCGGCGTACCGGGGCAACGGCGCAAGTTGATTCTTTGGGAACTAAGAATGACGCGGGGGAATTCCTTGACGTTGCAACGTCGATCAGCAATTTTCCGCAGTTCTCAATTCTCAACAATTCCTACGTTGCTTTTATGGCAAGCAACCGCAACAGCATTGCATTTCAGCACCATAGCGCCGACTGGTCACAGCAACGGGCAATGACTGGTAATCAATTGTCTTTTGACCAGGCAAGCGCTGGAATGGGTTTGACTGAAGAACTGAACAGGCTCAACGTCAATGCCGCAACACAGTCAACGTCACTGGCAAACCAGACGGCAGGCTATCAGGCGCTTCAGGGCGCGGGTAATTCCGTTGTAGGCGCTATCCAGGGTAAAGACCCTATCGGCGGCGCTATGGGTGTGCTCAACGCGGGCGTAGGATTCGCCATAAGCCAGAACCAGAACAACCAGTCGTTGAACATTTCCACGAACCTACAGAATGCGGCGACGAATGCGAATGTCAGCAACGCCGGTTACATGGCCGACACTAATCTTCAGTACGCAAGCTACGCGGCGAAAGGCGATTACCAGAACGCTATTGCCGGTATCACGGCTAAGGTTCAAGACGCGAAATTGCTTCAGCCGACAACCAGTGGACAAGTCGGGGGTGACACGTTCAACCTTGCTAAATACCAGTGGGGCGTTGACCTGAAAGTAAAGATGCTTCAGCGGTCCGCAATGAACCAGGTTTGCGGGTATTGGATGCGCTTCGGCTACCAAATGAACATTTGGACGACGATGCCAGCTGATTTCCATTGCATGACGCATTTCACGTACTGGAAATTGCGTGAAACCTACATTGTGTCTTCAAATTGCCCTGAAGTATTCAAAGAGACCATTAGGGGAATCTTTGAAAAGGGTGTTACCGTATGGAGAAATCCAAACGATATAGGCGTAGTGGCAATGACCAGTAATTTGCCCGTGGAAGGAATCACGTTGTGAGCAAATCGGAACTTAGTTTTACACAATTCGACGCGGCATCTTGGGGGTTTGGTAATGACCCACAAAAGAATGAACAGCTTCTTACCGAACAAATGTATTACCAGACGCTATCCGAACTTTGCGTCAACCGTTTCAAATGGGACGGTTTGCCGACCGAAATTGATAAGCGGTTCATTGAACTGTGTTTGCACCACAACGGGCTGGCAGTGTTCTTCTTTGACGGAAAACGCAATAAGGGCCAGAAGTATTTCAATCGATACTTCGCCTTGAAGGCGTCAGTTCAAGGCCGATTGAATATGTACGACAACCCTACTGAATTTCACGTTTACGGAAATCAGATGATTGAACGCGACTTGAACGCCCGTCAATGCGTACCCATTTGGGCGAATTCAATGCGTATCCCGCAGAAACAGGCAATCTATCTGTACTCGCGTAAGCTTGCGAAAATTGACCGGACCATTGATATAACCATTGAGAACTTGCGTTATACGCGCCTGGTTACAGCAAGCACTAATCAGCGTAATTCAATGGTCAATGTGATGCGTCAGATTGACGAAGGCAAGCCTATTGTTTACACGACTAATGCGAACGTCGCCGAAAACATTCAATCGCTTGATTTGTCTGTTCATCCCGACGTGTTGCCTAAGCTAATGGATACCAGGAATTCGCTATGGAATCAGGCAATGGGTTTCTTGGGAATCAATAATGCAAACCAGGATAAGCGTGAACGACTGGTCGCCAGCGAAGTTGACGCCAACAACGAGCAGGTGTTGGCAATGCGTGAATCCGGCTTGAACGCCCGGCAATACGCCGCAGAACAAATCAATAAAATGTTCGGCCTTGACGTTTCGGTCAGTTATGACCAGACGGGGGCAATGCCCGTTATGCCTGACGGCGACGGACAATTTGACGATATGGAAGGTGGTAGCAGTGGGGACATTTAGCCTGACGCTTCAGGAAGTAATTGACCTAAACGAACCCATGACGCCCTACGAAGCTTTGGGTTTGGACACGTATCCAATCTTTGACGCGGGTTATCGGGCGGCATTGAATGATAAAATCATTGCGCACTACAATGAACAGGAAATCGGACACGAAACCGATTCGATGTTCCGGTACGCAATGCGGCGCAAAATGAATGAAATAATGCCGCTATTCAATCAGCATTACAAAGCATCTCAGATTGAAATTGACCCGCTACTGACCGTCAATATCAAAAGTGTCGCCGAAGGCAGCGAAAACACAACCGGCAATGAGTCAAGCACAACAGAGTCAACGTCAACAGCGGGCGGGCGCGTAGTCGGTTCAAACACGCCGCAAGTACGTCTAGCCGGTAATGGTGACTATGCCACTAGTGCCCAGGATTCAAACAGCAAGACCGAAGCAGACGGTACGGCATCAACAAACAGCGCTACGGAAAACACAACCGCAAACGAAAACAATACAACTGGTTATCAGGGCAATCCTGCCGAACTGGTTTGGGCGTTGCGTCAAACCTTCGTCAATGTCGATATGATGGTCATTGATAGCCTTCAGGAATTATTCATGATGGTTTGGGACAACGGCGAAGAACACACTAAGAAAGGCTACGGATATGACTATTTCCCCTTTTACCCCTTTGGGTAGTATCGGACCGCTGACGAACATTACACCTTTCACGCACCGGGATAATGCAACATACCTTCGCATTTTGAAGGAAATCGTCAATTACATCAATTTGACGTTGCGACCTGAAATGGATTCGGAACTTGCGCGGATTCTCGACGAATTCAATCAGAAGGTGGAGGAATTCAATAGCGTTGTAACAACGACGCGGGCGGAATGGCAAGAACTTTTTGACGATTTCATGACAAATGTTGAGGCGAATATTGGTGAAATCAATGTAGACGTTATTCTTGCTGCGGCCATTGCACGCGGCGAACAGGTTATTGACGTAAGAGACCATGGCGCAACAGGCGACGGCGTCACAAACGATTCGCCTGCTATTCAGGCAGCGGCGGATATCGCCGCTGATTTGGGCCGCCCGCTACTCATTCCGGGCGGTCAGTACAAACTAATGACTGAAATTAACCTGAAGCCGGGCGTCAATAACACCCGCCGAAAGGTCATTAATGACGGCGACGTTATTGTTGGCGCGAACGTTTCCGCGTTTGTTGCCGCTGGAACCTTCGGAACGTCGAAGGCTTTGACGGCTGACCTGGTGCCCCGTGGGCGTACCCTGACCGTGGATAATAACGCCTGGTTTGTTGTGGGCGAAACCCTGTTTATCACTAGCAATGATGTTGTGCCTAACGCGCCTGACCGGCTGGGATGCCTTCGAAAGGTCATTTCACTGACGGGTTCGACAACCGTAAATATTGACGTACCGTACTACCGCACAATGCTTGTTGCGTCTTCGTTGCTTGCACGCAAAGTAACGATGCATCCGGGCGTTGAAATCACGGGCAGCGGTAATATCCGGTCAATCAATTTGGACAATAACAAACACCTTATTGATTTCACGTTGGTCAGCGATCCGCACGTAGAACTGAATATCGGTCCTTCAGGCGGTCCGGGCGTTCTTTACGCGCATTGCGACGGCGGGCGCGGCGGCGGACATATCCATGACTTGCGCGACCAGGACACGGTAGACGCAAACGGACTTACGCACTTCGGCTACGGCTGGAACATTGCCGGGGCAACACGCAACGTCAGCATTACCGGAACTGCTTACAAATGCCGTCATGCCTTTACCACGAACACGGCGCAAACCGTCCGCAACGCAACGGATACCGGCTGGGAATTCGGCGGCGAACCCGAGAACATTTTCACTGACATTGTCACGTCGCGTTGTTCCAACAAAGCCATTGATTCGCACCGGGCAGGTTGGTCACTCACTCACATTGTCAACGACTCTGGTTCTTACGGGGCACTACAGGTACGTGCCGACAATGTTCACGCGACGGTTTACGCTGAAGAAACCTATGACGCCGCCGTCAACGTGTCGTCAACGGTCACAGTACCGCCTACGCTGGCAAGGATTGAAGTCAACGGGTCAGGCGGCGCCGACAGGCTAGGCGTGCTTCTGTTGGGTCCCGCCGTTTGCGGGACAATCATTACACGCGGTTGCTATACCGGCGTAAGCATTCAAAGCAACGGCAACCGTATTGATTCGTTGAACGTGTCCGGTAACGGTTCTGCCAGCGGTTCAGGAATCAACATTACCGGGTCAGATAACTTCTTCGGCTTTATGGCATTCGACAATTGCGGCACTGGAATTGTCGAAAATGCTGGTTCGGTAAACAACATATTTGCGGGTCAACGCAAATTTACCAGTGTTGGCACCGTCATGGCGCTTCAGGCGTACAACCACACAATGACGTTGCGCACCGGAGAATACACTGTAAATGCCGCAGCGCCCGGCGCCGTAAAGGGACGTATCCCGCTTCAGGACAACGCCGGAAACGTCTACGGTCAACTGGTTGTCTACACAACATAAACCGGAAATTCCGGCGGATAACTTGCCCGGCAATTACAATGAAAATTGTAATTGCCGGGCATTCCCTTTGATAAGGTAGTTACATGGCACTTGATTATAATACTATCCGTTATGTGGAGACATTAGGCGATTTGGCGCGTATCCACTACACCGACGGCAAAACAGTTCTTTACTACCCTGACGGGCGTGGACACTGGTTCCCCCGTCAGGCATCAACCAGCGAAGACCCTGGAACGTATGATCCGTGGACGCCGCCCGAAGAACCAACTGACCCGCCCCCGGCAGGTTCCTGGGTGCACCCTTTGGCCGGTGCCGTCCTTACCAGCGGCTTCGGAATGCGGGCAGGCGGGTTTCACTACGGGATTGATTTATCGACGACTACCGGCCCCGTGGGCGGCCCTGTGAAGTCGGTCACAGAAATGATAATTACCCGCGCCTACGACGCCTTCGAAGGCGGCAACGCAACAGCCGGAACTTACGTCAAGGGACATACCCCTGACGGCGCCTACACCTTTACCTACAACCACGGGGCAGACTCAACACTTGCCGTTGCTGTAGGGCAAACCGTGGCAGCGGGAACAACACTGTTTATGGAAGGCGCAACAGGCAACGTCACCGGAACGCATCTGCACTTCGAAATCATTGAAGGGAACTGGCCTGACCCGTGGGCGCCGCCCTACAACAACGGCGCACAATTCGTTGACCCGCTGCCAGTACTACGCGCCCACGGGGTAAACATCTAATGGGAGCTTTAGCTGAACAGGTGACCGCTAAAGGCGCTGACCTTCCCTACTACAATTTCGACAGTGTGTACTCTTACAATGCCGTCTTGAATTTCATTTGCGGCGCCCGTGGACTAGGCAAGACTTACGGCGCTAAAGACAAAGTAATCAAAAAGTTCCTTCGCAAAGGTGAACAGTTTATTTATCTTCGTCGTTTCAAAACGGAATTGCGTGGCGCCCGTGCATTCTTTGACGACATAGCCCACACATTCAAAGGATTGTTGTTCAGGCTCAACGGCGACCAGTTTGAAGTTTGCCGTGAACCGAAGAAGGTACGCAAAGAAAACGTTTGGGAAGTCATGGGATACGTCATTGCCCTTTCAACAGGTCAGAATCAAAAAGGTCGTTCATTTCCACTTGTGCGAACCATCATTTTTGACGAATTCATTATTGAAAAGGGCATGACGCACTACCTGCCAGATGAAACAACAGTAATGACGAACTTTTACAATACCGTGGATAGGTACCGCAACCAGGTTCGCGTATTATTTTTAGCGAACAGCGTAAGCATTGAAAACCCTTACTTCGTCAAATACAAAATCCGTCCTAAAGGCGTAGGCGATATGATTGCAATGGCGCATAGCAAGCGAACAGGTGAACCATACATTGTCGCCCACTTCCCGGATTCTGCCGACTTCAATTCAAAAGTCTATGAAACCCGATTCGGCGAATTCATTGAAGGCACCGAATACGCCGATTATGCTTTGGGTAACGAATTCGCTGACAACCACGAACTGATGATAGGCCTAAAACCTTCGCACGCTGAATATGCTTACACCCTGGAAACGCGCGAAGGTACGTTTAGTATTTGGTACGACAGGAAGGAAGGTAACTATTACCTACAACAGCGGCGCCCTGGGCAGGAATTGAAGTACACGCTGATGCCGAACAAAGTAGATAAGGATAATCGCCTATTACTGAAAAATGATGAAATACTTAGAATGCTTCGCGCATCATTCAAAAATGGCCTAATGCGTTTTGACGAAGCTCATACACGTAATGCTATGCTCAATGTGTTTATATAAACGAATAGAACGGTCTCAGAAATGCAAACAAAAAGAAGTGTAGGCATTGTCACTACGGCGGCGACTGGTGGCGCTACCGTAGGCAACGCACTGGCACAAATCATTGTGTGGTGGGCAGAACAAAACCAGCTTGATATGTCCAGAATCGAAGTAGCGATATCCGTTGTCCTTACCGCAGGATTCGGCGTACTAGGCGGCTACCTGGTACCTTCCAACCACGCTAAAGGACGGTACGAAGCATGAAATTCTGGGGATACTTCAAAGAACCCGCATTCATCAACTTCCTACAAATCGTCGGCTACGGACTAGCCGTCGTATGTGGATTGCTGGCAGCAACAAACGGATTGCCAAACATCATCACATTCCAGTTAGGCAGTGTGTTGTCAGTAGTCGTCGGCTCAATGCTGGTCGGCGGCGGCATCATAGGCGCGTGGGCGGTTTATCAAGGCTTATGGGCGCTTGAACGCATAGCAATATGGATCACCGGCTTAGGCTACGGCGCCCTACTCATACCCACACTTGGCTACGCCCTCACACCAGGTAAATCCACAACATCAACAATCTGGCTTATCGTCGCGCTCGAAATAGCCGCAATCATCGACAGTATGAAACGCTACCGGCGCATCGACTGGGCATATTTGGACCCAGCAAAATGACCATAGCCGAACTGACCGCCCTACTAATTGCCATAGGGTCAATGCCCGTACTACTCAAAATCATCGACTGGTTCAAGGCAACGCGGTCAGGCAGGGCGCAAGCCGAAAAGATAAACAACCGCAACGCCCTAGGGCGCCTGGTCAAAGCCGAAGAAGAATCAGAATTCCAAACCGAATGGCGGCGCATCATTTCAGAACACGCATCAACCGTAAGACGCATTGCGCTCGACTGGGGCGTACCCGAACACGTACTACCCGACTGGCCCAAACCGCCCGAAAGAATTAGGGTGTAGTGGAAGCGTGGATTATGGTTACGTGTGATATGGTGTAACCATACCGTTTCACTACTAAGGAGATTCAAAATGTCGCAAGTCAAAGTAACCGACCAGTTCACCGGAGATTCGGCCATCTACGAAATCTCCACCCTTGCGGATAGCCTGACGGTCTATGGAATGTCTAAAGGTGAGATTGCCGACAACAAAGCGCTTCAAGCTGCACTTGAATCAGGTGACTGGAACAAAGTTGCCGAAGTCTCAGCATCAATGCGTATGGATGTTGAACTTATCTGAAACAACAATTCAAAGGAAATGCCCTGGTCAAGCCGACCAGGGCATTTCCTTTGCCCGCGTAATTAGGCCACATAAACGTTGCGTATTTCCATGCCTGTTATCATGGCCGGGCGCCACTGTCAACCCATACACAACCAGGAAA